CATTAATTTTGTCAACACTTGTATCAATTGTCGTCCAAGTCGGAACCGCACCAGATCCCCCGCTAGTAAGCACCTGACCGCTCGTGCCGTAGTTTGCACCAGCAAGCCCAATCTGACCACTGGCTCCGATACGAATACGCTCGGAAGTATCAGTTGCAAAAGCTAAGGTATTCGCCGCAGGTAAATAAACCCCATTTGTAGGTACTGCACTACCCGTGGGAATAAAACTTGCAGCATTTGCATTGCTAGTAACAACCAAAGTGCTATCAAGAGTTGCGGCACCTGTAACATCAAGCGTTCCAGGAATATCAATATTGCTAGTCCATTCGACACCCGTACCAGCAGCATCAGTCTGAAGCAGTTGACGCGCAGTGCCATCAACTAACTTACTAACAGCAATCTCTGCATTAGCGTTAATATCCGCATCAACGATTGCCCCATCGGTGATCATCAAACTTGTAACCGTTCCAGTATCTCCAGTCGTTACAACGTTGCCGGTCACGTTGGGGAACGTAATTGTTCGATCAGCCGTTGGATCGGTAACAGTCAGCGTCGTCTCAAAGGCATTCGCTGTAGTGCCTTCAAGGATCAGCGTTCCACCAGTGCTAATCGTGACGTTGCCTGTGAACGTTGGGCTAGCTGGACCAACCTTTTCAGTGTCAAGTTCTTCAAGTGCAGTCTGAACGTTGTTGGCGCTTAAACCACCAGCAGGCGTAAACCCAATGTTGGAAGCCTGTTGTGCAGTAACCGTGTCAGAAACGTCAATCTTGGTCCAAGAGCTACCATTCGACAAAAGAAAATCAGGTGGTGCAAGCGCAACGTTGGGAGCGTTACCTGATGTAATCGTTCCAGTATCTGAAACAACTAAGTAATAGTTTTTATTGGCAGCGGCTGCCGCTGGTAACGCTTGACCCACGACAAGGCCAATAGATGTTCCATCAGGTGTGACAGAAGCCACCAGGCCGGTGCCGCCACCAGCTGATGCGTCAAACGTTCCAGAAAGAATAATCTCACCAACGCTGATGCCAATTGGCTGCCAAACGTTACCGTCCCAAAGGAACAGTTCACGGTTTAGTGAGTTGAAGTGATACTGGCCAATAAACTCACCACCAGCAGGGGTGGTGCTTGCAATTGTTGCAGTTGCTTTATCGCCAATCTTTGCGCCTGTAATTGCATTGTCAGCAATTCGCTCAGTGGCAAAAGTTCCGGTTGTAATCTTTGCTGTATCAAGATTAGGGATGTCTGCTGCAATCAAAGCAGAGCTTGACGAAACATGCCCTTGAGCGTCAAACGTGACCTTGGTTGCAGTTGCTCCCGTTAAAGCATTGGTGTGATTCAACGCACCAGCAGCCCCCATCGTCAAACCTGTACCAGGCTTGATTGCACCTACCGCACCAGCAGTAGCAGCAGGCAAATCAGCGGCTGTGATGTCTCGGCCAGCTGTAATTAAACCCTTTGAATCAAATTGGACAGCCTGGTAAGTGCTGCTATTTGCCGTGACATCGTTATTAACCTCAATCGTGTCCCCGTCCATGCGGAGACCTTCGCCATTGACGATTACTCCGCCTTTTGCGCTTGTGGTTGGCGTTGGAAGGTCAGTGCCAACAATAGCCCTATAACCAACGACTCCAGTTCCACCAGTAGGGCCACCTAAGAACTGAGCGGCAGCAGTCGTGTTATCGAAAGAAGGCGTGATCGTTACCGTGTCGCCGACAGTGGTAACGGTGATATTGAGAATGCCAGTCGTATTGCCGTTGACAACATTTACAGAGCCAGCGCCTTTAACGGACTGCCACGCTGAGCCGTCCCAGATATAAATCTTGTTGTCGTCTGTATCTAATGCGATTTGACCCGTGAACGCACCAGCACCTGGCAACGTCGTGACTAGGTCAACAGTTGATTCGTTTCCTAGCTTTGCTGCTGTAATCGCGTCATCAGCAACCTTTGCAGTGCTAATGCCATTATCTGCAATCGACGCTCCAGCAATACCCCCGGCACTAAAAAGAATCTTTGCCCCAGGGATTGTGGCATCAGCAATCAACGTAGTGGCATTCCCCACCAAGTCTGTAACCGTGATTTTCTTGGTCTCACTGGCGCTGCTGTCAACAATTGCCAGCTCATCAGCAGTGGCAAGATTGGCACCTGCCAAAGCTGCTAACTGGGAAATCTTTAGGTCAGCCATTGGCGGTCAATCCCCCTCGGGTTACTGGTCGGTCTCTAGCAACAGCTTAGCTGCCGCATCCTGATCCAAGAGTATGTCATCTGTATCCTCTTGCAGGATTGAGCCTGGCGTAAGAACATCCATCTTGATTTCAATAGGACCAGTCGTAATAAAATCAGCCGTTATTTCCACAACAGACGATGGCGTGAACTGCACGGCACAAGCAGTTAAAACACCCGTAAATTCGTACCAGATTTCATCGCCAGAACGTTCCGCAACACCACTTGGGTTGTAGCCGGTCGTTTTTAGGTAAAACCGGCCCTTAAATTGACTGCCAACCCTGGTACGCAAAGAAAGCTCAAGCAAATAATGTGGCAACTCGTTTGCAGTGTCGCCTGTGTACTCCCAAAAGCCAGACATCCGGCCAGAGCCAGACATCAAGCTATTGACCCGGCTCCTGAACTCATCAGAAAGCGTTGTCGTGTCTACAGTTTCCCTTTCAGTATTCAGTTCAAAGCCATTGCACTGAGCCAGTAAACGGAAGGCTGCGTTCTGGACAAAGACCTTGATTGGAATGTCATTGCCAGGCACAGCAAGCGCAATCGCGTTGTCTGTTCCACCATTAACGGCATGGGCAAAAGCGTCATAAAGACGAATGCCGCCTAAGTCGTCTACATAAATAAACTTTTTAACACCGCTTGCTGAATACCCAGAAATGAAATCAAGGGCGCTACCGTCAGTGCTAAGGATTTCAACTTGGTCACCAGTCAATAGCTGACCGTGCTCAAAATCAAAACTAAACCTTTTGGCTGAAGCGTTTACATCACTGGTGTTAATAATGGAACTCAGCTCGCTGTCGCCAAATTGACGCTCTAGCTCTACCTTCCCAAACGTACCAAGATAAACAGTCATGAGATCGTCGCAGTAGCTAGGGCGCCCGTACCAACAAACGAAATACTGACGCTTACAATCTCACCAGTGCTGGCCCCGATTGTTGCGCTTGTTATGTATGCGGTCAGCTTAATATCGTTGTTGTCCGCTCCATCAACCCAACGAAGAGTTAGCTCAACAGTATCGCTAGAGCTGACGCCATCAGTGCCTGTTTTTATCAGCTTGTTCAGCAAGTTTGTCGTGTTAATTGCATTACTGTCGTCTTTGTAATACAACAGGTTTGCGCTACCTGAATAGCCAAGGATGCCAGGGCTATAACTGCGAATGTTTTCGCTTAAAGTTGTTGTTTCTAGCGTCTCTAAATCAGATTGCAGCGAAAAACTTGAGACCTTGGCAAGAGTCACACCTGCCAGCTGCATTACGCCATCTCTGCCGGTGTAAACCTTTGCCATCAGAAGACACCTACTAAGGCCACTGTAACAGTGCTAACCCCAGGTCGCACATTGGAAACCTGTGGAGGAGCTTCATATCGCCATTCGTTAGAGCCTGAAGCGTCCAAAGCGTCATTGTTGCCGCTCCAGCCTGCTAAAGCCTCTGAGGGCAAATCAAAGACTGAAAACGTGCCCTTGGTCTCGTCAAAGTGATCAATAAACAGTTCCGTATTTGCATCGCTCACGTTTGAGTAACTAAGACTCAGCTTCATGTTGGTTCGTTGGCTGCCGTACAGGATCCGAACCTCAGCGCCGGATTGAGACTTAAACGTCTTGATCGGGTAGTCGCCCGTTTCGAACTGACGGCTTGTTGGGGTAAGAGAAGGAAATGCCATTGTTAGCCCTCAGTGGTAAACGCTCTTTCAATCAATACATCTTGGGCCATCAGGCTGTTAAAAGTGCTAGTTGTCGGAAACTCAGTTGCCACAATGTCAACCATTCCATCCTCTCCTAACGTCAGCTGCTCAACCATGTACACATTAGACGAAACGGATGCCTCTGAAATTGTAAACAGAGAGTCATAAAGCGTAGGCTCAACAGCTTTGCCACCCGCGACCGTCATCGTGGCAGGAGTCACGTCATCATCATCTGACCTAAAGAAGACGATTGAATACGTTCCATCGGTAATTGCAGTGGCTGACACGATTGTGCCGTCTGCGCTAATGGTTCCATTTCTAGCTGACTGATATGGGCTGGCTTCCGTCACAACACGAATAAAATTGCCTGGGGCTAACGAAATGCCAAAGGGGCTGGTGCGGAATTTGACGGTATGTGTCACCCGACGGCGAAGGCTTAAGAAATACCTTGCCACCAAGAAAGCATGGTCACGACTTGTGCAGAACTGCGTCAGGTCGAACGCCTCAACCGGATACTGCTCACTTCCTGACTCCGCAATTCGAACGACAAGCGTCTTTTCTTCTGGCAATTGATTCCTTCGTTCCTGGCGATAACGCATTACAGCCTGA